AATTGATCCAGGTCGTATGCCTAGATTTGCAGGTGGTGGTGGTGTTTACCCCAACAAAGGTTTGGCCGCTTTAGCTGAAGTCGCACCCGAAGTTGTTAAAAGAATGGGTTATCAAGATGGTGGTAGCGCTGCAAAAAGTTTTGACGATTTAAGCGATTATGAAAAAGAAATGGAAATGCTTAAATTAAAAAATGTAATCGTTGATATGCCAAGAGGTTATGAAGCTGATAGAACCAAAATGGATTTTATCAATCAATTCGGTTTTGAAAAATATGTTGAATTGATGGAGGATATTTTAGCAAATGAAAGAAACAAAAATGCAGGCTTACCTTTTTCAGAATATTTTTTTACAAAACCATTTACCGAAGAAGAAATGGGTGGCTTTTCTGAACCTGTTACTGCTAGAATAACTCAAAACTTCCCAAGACGTTCACCAGAAATGTTGGTTGACCAACTAACAGATATGCTTGATTTAGATACAAAGTATTCAGAATCAAGATTTTTACCAGAAAGTATTTTTAAAGATGAAGAAGATTTGTTGCGTAATAGAAGGGAAAAAACAATAGGCGAGGGCGCTCCATTAGATCGACCTTTATCACCTGCTGGCATGTTAATAGGTCAAATAAGAGATTTAATTATGGGAACCGATATTGAAAACGATCAGGTTGCTTTACAAAAAGTAAATGAATTACGTCAAAGACTAATAGACAACATCAAAGCAATTGAAGATCAAGGTGGGACTGTCGATCCAAAAATAAAATCAGAAGCTCAGATGATTGAGCGTAGATTTATGGAAAGAGGCATGCCATTATCAAGCGGTATGAAGGTAACTGAAACTTCTGTCGAAATGATGCCAGGTGATAACATATCAGAAATGTTGGCAAGTATGAGTTAGTATGAATGGCTGTCGAAGAAGTTACCCGCAACAAAATATCATCTGAAATAGGTAAGCTTATAAGCGAAGGCAATCTAAGTGGTGCTTACGCTAAATTCGAAGAACTCCCAATAATTGAACAAATATCTCTGTCAATAGCGCCAGGTATCGGCGACGCTTTAGCCGCTTATGAAGTTAAAGAGTTTGGCTCAAGAGGCATTAAAAATTTCCAAGAAGGCAACGTCTTAGGTGGCTTGGGTAATTTATTAATGTCAGGTTTAGCTGGTGCATCTTTGATTCCTATTTTGCGTGCAGGTCGTGGCTTAACCAGAGTTGCTCGTATGGGTGACGATATGGGTGGTGGTCCATCTAGCTTAGTTGAGTTTAAACCGAATGAATACGTTGGCACTAGACCTTCAAAAAATATTACTGGTTCGTTTGGCTTAAAATCTCCCAACAGAGAAGCTCTGCAAAAAATGGATCAACCTAAAAAATTAGGTATTTTAGTTAGTGATTTAAGAAAGGCTGCTCTAGGGAAGGAAGGTGAGTTACGTTTGTTGCGTGTGATTGATGAAAACAACAACCTCACACCAGAAATACAAGCATATTTTCGTGGCGTTGATAAAGTTACACCAGCAGGCCTGGATCAATATTTAGCACAAAATCAAAAAGGACTGGAGGTAGCATTTCCACCCAAAGAGCAATACAAAGGTAGGAGTGTCCAATCGCCTATTGCAGTTGAGCGTGCCTATAGGGTGGAAGGTGTTGAAGGTAGAAAAGCACGACCTGATGAACACTACAACCGAGAATACCCTGATGTGCTTGCTTTTGACAGTTCTGAAGTGCAGGGTGATATTTTTAAAGTAAATAGAATACAGTCCGATTACGAAGAAGATTTGCGTCGCCTGGCTACGACAGGAAAGGACATCGAAAAAGTTTCACCTTACAAAAAAGAACCTTTAAAAGTGCTTCCAGATTTAGATGAAATTGCAGAAGAAATAAAACCTTTGGTCGAGGATATCAACAAAGAAGCAAAAAAACTAAATTTTACTTTTGGCAAACAGTTTGACGAACTATATGATGCCGAAGGTTTCCCAAAATTTATTGGTGATATGGGTAAAATAGAAGAATTATCAAGCAAGCCTTTTAAAGAGTTTGGTTCGAAAATAAAAGAAGTAACTGAAAACTATCATGACTTGCAAAAAAGATTAAATAAATTATTGGATCAAAAAATAACAGGCGACCCTGAAAAAAGATCTGGTTTTGGGGTTGGTTATAGAGCCAACCCAGAATTGATGCCAAAAGGTATGCGCAACATTTTTGAGCGTGAAATAGCATATCAAGCCCCTTTTGAAAATTTTAAGTATTTATTCAATCCTGATTTGAAAAAACCAATACTAGGGGGTTCTAGTATAAAATTTGAGCCTGGTATTTTTGGCATATCTAACCAAGGGTATAACAATAGAATTAATTTTTTTGGCGGAACCGATACCGAGGATTTTTTAGACAAATTACGTGAGGTCTACAAAACACAAAATGAAGCAATTATTAACAGAAATGCACTCAAGTACAAAAAAGATCCATATGCGACCGACACCTCAACTAAATCTTACATTTTGCCAACCAGAAGTTTGGTTAACGAAGCAGCACAAACAACAGATGCTAAAAGATTTACGGTAGATCCTGTGGAAATATCAAGGCGCGAAGGTATGCCAAAAACGGGGTACTTGCAGGGCTATTATAATAATATCGGCAAAGAGCTAGAAAAAATAACTAAAGAGCTTGGCCTGCCTACAGGATCAACTTACAAAGTTGGCAGCGAATACGTTTTAGATCTAGAGGCTGTACGTAAAGCCCTAGAAGAAGGCAAAAGAATATCTGCTTTTAAAGATGGTGGCTTTGCTTCTCGTTCTATTGCTAGTGCTTTAAATAATTTATGAGTTTACAAAACTTAACAGACGCCGAATTAAAAGAGGCGCTGCTACTAAGAGAACGTTTGGAATCTCTTAAGAAACAAGACAAATGTCAGGAATCCTTTATGGATTTTATTTCTCACATGTGGCCTGAATTTATTTGTGGCCGTCACCATAAAATCTTTGCTGAAAAACTAGAGGCTATAGCGACTGGCAAGATCAACCGCCTAATAGTCAATATGCCCCCTCGTCATACCAAATCAGAATTTGCTTCAACTTACTTTCCTGCTTGGGTGATGGGTAGATTCCCTAATAAAAAAATTATGCAGACAACCCATACAGGCGAGCTAGCGGTTCGGTTTGGTCGTAAGGTCAGAAACCTAATGGATGGTGAAGATTACGGTAAAGTTTTTCCAGGCGTACAACTATCAGCGGATTCTAAGTCTGCTGGTCGTTGGGAAACCAACAAAGGTGGCGAATACTTTGCTGCTGGTGTGGGTGGTGCTATTACAGGTCGTGGTGCTGATTTGTTAATTATTGACGATCCACACTCAGAACAAGATGCTTTGAGTATGACGCAGATGGAAGCCTGTTGGGAATGGTACACTTCTGGTCCTCGTCAGCGTTTGCAACCAAAAGGGGCAATAGTTTTAGTCATGACCAGATGGAGCAATGTAGATCTAACGGCTCGTTTGCTAGATGCGCAAAAAGAAGCCTTGGCCGATCAATGGGAAGTGATAGAGTTTCCTGCAATATTTCCTGATACCGAAAATCCTTTATGGCCAGAGTTTTGGTCAATAGATGAATTGCTCAAAGTCAAAGCTTCGCTACCAAACATAAAATGGAATGCCCAATGGATGCAGACACCAACCGCTGAAGAGGGTTCAATTATTAAGCGTGAATGGTGGCAAGAATGGACACACGACAGCTTACCTGCGGTACAATACATTATCCAATCATATGATACCGCTTTCAGCAAAAAACAAACTGCTGACTTTAGCGCTATTAGTACTTGGGGTGTTTTTAGACCCTCAGAAGACTCGCCTGATTCGATTATTCTTTTGGATTGTCAAAAGGGCAGGTGGGATTTTCCAGATTTGAAAAAAGTCGCACACGACGAATATAAATATTGGGAGCCAGATATGGTATTAATTGAAGCTAAAGCATCAGGCACACCACTTACGCACGAGCTTAGAAGGCTTGGGATTCCTGTTGTCAATTACTCACCATCACGTGGTCATGACAAACATGCGCGCATGCACTCAGTTGCACCTATATTTGAATCAGGGTTGGTTTGGGCACCTAAGAAACAATTTGCTGAAGATATGATTGAAGAGTGTGCGTCCTTCCCATTTAGTGCGCACGATGATTTGTGTGATACAATGACTCAGGCTCTTATGCGATTTCGTGAGGGTGGTTTAGTTTCTTTGGGTGATGACTATATGGAAGAAGAAAAAGCCCCTCTCAAAAGAGTGTATTACTAACATGATTCAGTTCTATATGACAGAATATGAAAAGGATGGCAAAGTATATGACGGTCCTATTATAATGGCACCTAATTTAGAAGTTGCTAATCAACAGGCAAAAGACTTAAAATTAAAGCTAGTTGGTGAAATGTTTCCTTTGATGGATCTAATTGAAAAAGCCGACGAAACAGTACATTAAAATGGCAATAGAAAGACAAGAACCTCTACCACTCAATCCCAATAAACCAGAAACGGTTGAAGAAGCAGAATTACAAGAAATTATTGAAATGGCACCAGAGCCTACAGAAGATGGTTTCATGCTTATGGAAGATGGCAGCGCTGTATTGGGCGCCGAAGAAGACATGCCAATACCAGTTGGTTTTGATGGTAACTTAGCAGAATCTTTAGATGAATCAGAGTTGCAAAGGATATGCAATCAGCTTTTAGAAGGTATTGAAAACGATAAGTCATCAAGAAAAGATTGGGAAAAAACTTATACCGACGGTTTGAAATATCTCGGCATGAAGTTTGATGAGGATAGATCTGAGCCATTTGAAGGTGCATCAGGTGTTATCCACCCCTTGTTAGGAGAAGCCGTTACTTCATTCCAAGCACAAGCATACAAAGAACTTTTACCATCTGGTGGCCCAGTCAAAACACAAGTAATAGGTGATTACAATTCAGCTATAGAAGAACAAGCACAAAGAGTTAAAGAATTTATGAACTACCAAATAGTTCATGAAATGGAAGAATACGATCAGGAGTTAGATCAGTTATTATTCTATTTACCTCTGGCTGGTTCTGCTTTTAAGAAAGTTTATTACGATGAAGCACTAGGCAGAGCCGTTTCTAAATTTGTTGCACCAGAAGATTTAATCGTACCTTATTACACAACCGATCTCGAAACCTGTTCACGCATTACCAACGTAATTAAAATGTCAGAAAACGAAGTTAAAAAACTTCAAGCGCTTGGTTTTTACAGAAATATAGAAATACAAACAGGCGACGATAACAATCAGTATGGTGAAGTCGACGAAGAGATAGAAAAGCTATCAGGCATGCAAGGGCATGATGACGATGTAGCTGTCTTGTATGAAGTCCATTGTAATTTAGACATTCCAGGTTTTGAAGATATAAGTGCTGACGGTATTGCAACAGGAGTTAAGCTACCTTACATCGTTACTATAGATTCCAATAGCGACAAAATATTATCAATCAGAAGAAACTATCGCGAACAAGATCCACTCAGAAAAAAAATAGAATACTTTGTACATTTTAAATTCTTACCAGGCTTAGGATTTTATGGCTTTGGTCTTACACACATGATTGGCGGTCTATCAAAAGCATCCACATCCATTATGAGGCAATTGATTGACGCAGGTACCCTCGCAAACCTGCCTGCAGGGTTTAAGACGAGAGGTATTAGAATAAGGGACGAAGATACCCCTATTCAGCCTGGAGAATTCAGAGATGTGGATGCCCCTGGTGGTTCTTTAAGAGAATCCATACAACCATTACCCTTCAAAGAGCCAAGCGGTACTTTGTTAAACCTTTTAGGCATATTGGTTGATTCGGGCAAAACCTTTGCATCTATAGCTGAAATAAATACAGGACAAGGTAATCCGCAAGCACCAGTTGGAACAACTATGGCTCTGCTTGAAAGATCGACCAAAGTCTTATCAGCAATTCATAAAAGATTGCATAATGCACAAAGAAAAGAATTTAAAATATTAGCAACTGTATTTCAAGAATATTT